AGCTTCTTCAGGAAATTGAGGACGTGGCGCGCGAAGGTGATCCAGCATCCACGGCAGGTCGTCAAGTGTCACGAAGGGGAATGGAAATGCGAAAGCAAGCCAAGACCAATTTGATGATTTATTTAGAGCAACAATTTCCTCAACAAGCAGGAGTCGGCGCTGCCCGCCGCGCGAGAGACGCAGCAGGAAGTCCTTCGCGTCCTCTTCGAGGATAGAATATTGAGCGCTCGAAAATAGATCCAAGAAGAACGTGGCGAGCGAGCTTCGCACGGTCGGACTATCGGATCTGTCCCATACGCGATCAAGAAACTTAGCGATGGCTGGGCTCAAAGAGCGACTGCGTTGGTCCTCTGAGGCGACAACCGCAATCCATTGCAATACTTCGTGTGCTTCCTCGTCCGTTAGCTGTGGAACCTCGAGTCTCGAGATGAAAAGAGTATACGAGCCAATCCAGCTGCTGTTCTTCTCCGGCGTTAGCGCATTTAGCAATTCACGAACCGAGAGTTGCTTCGGCCAGAGGGCCGTCAGTGCCAACCCCTTAAGTTCATCATTTTCATCAGCAGGATTGTTTTCTATCAGCGGACGTAAGCGCGAGCGAACTAGCTCATTGCCAACCTTTGATACCGCAGCTGCGGCCTGCGTCCGAATGCTAAAGGTTTCCGCAGGGTCGAGCGATACGTTGGCTAGAACATCCTCTATGCCTACTCCACCATTCTCTTCTGCAATATCGATGGCAACTCGTCGAACAACAACGCTCTTTTCTTTATCAAGGATGTATGGAAGGAGCTGCTTACCTAGTTGAGGGTGACTAAGGCGATCACATCTAAGTCTGTCTTGTGCGTTGAAGTCATGCAGTTCAGCGCGATCAAACCGGAGCAAGAGCCCGCCGACGAGCATTTCTCGTGCCTGCGGTGATGCTGAGGCGACATCGCTACGAAGAAGGATATCAGGGTCGGTTTCAGCGAGCGCGTTGAATATGGCGTCGTCCATGCTCGCAAGCCAGGCGGAAACCTCCCGTAATTGCGGGGGGATCCGTCGGTCTTCGGCAGAGCGCAGAAAGTTCAAAATGTTGTGAGGGCCGAGTCGACGCTCGATTAGATAGTAAGCGGCCAGAAATTCAGCAAATGTTTGGTGACTCCATGCAAAGAGCGTGTCGCTCACCGGTGTAAAGAGGGGGGAGAGCAAAGCGTGGTGAAGCTCAATGTTTCCGACCTGGAAGGTCCCGTTGGATGCCGGCTCATAGCCTCCTGCTATTTCAGAAATTGCGACCACACGTCCTGCTTTGGTTGCGTGCGCATCGATTGATATCTCTGTGCTATTCGAGAAAAGTGATGCCGCGCCAATCCTGGCTGCGACAATCATCTTCGAGTGCGCATCGAGGGCTGAAACTGGTCTATGTCTATCAGCCGTTTCGATAGACATAAGAAGCGCATCCCGATATAGCCGTGCCCTCTGCGCAGGAAGGTCTGAGCTCTGCGCAAATACGTCGAGGAGCATGTTAAGCGTAACTGGTCGTCGCGTTAGAGCATCGAGTTCGCGACGTTCAATCTGAGACAGAAACGCTTCGGAAAGGGCGGGTGGAAGTTCCGAGGTGGCTACCCGTATGTCTGTGTCGCTCAATTCTTGAAGCTCATAGGTCTTCGTATTCGACGCGCCCCAGATTTCTTTTAGGGCGGCCTCGATTGAGGACGGCCATTCTGCCGAACGGCAAGTCAGCCGAAGTCTGACGTTGCTTAGATCTTGGATAGTAGATAACTTTCGAAAGACTGAGGAGATGCCGTCCTGTGATTGAGTGATTTGTGGCAGCGATTCGTCGAGACCGTCCAGAAAAAGGTTCCAGGTTGCGCTTCCTAGTTGAAGTTGCCTAGCTTTCGATAAAACGACCGATTCAAGCTCATCTATGCTGGTGATGCGGCCCAGAGAGACAATGTCCGCGAAATCGCCGTTTCCGATGGCGTTTTGTGCCTCCAGCCGAATCTCGCTCGATTTCCCGAGACCTGGCGCTCCGAGCAACACTAGGCACGGAATATGCCTAAGGGACGAGAGGCTTACGCCCTCGCGCTGCGCTCCGGATCGGGTAGCTACAGCGTCCAGCTGACGCCAATGCCGCTGCCAAAGGTGGAAGTGCCGCGACTTCATCAAGGCCCCCTTTGCAACCATCAGGTGATATGGTGCTACCGCTCGACCAATATGTCGAGACCGTCTCGTTGCCAACTAATCTTTGGGCTGATCGCCAATGTTAGCCGAGAAGGGTGTGCAGAGTGCTCCAGCTCACGCCCGCTGCATGCTTAAGATCCTCTGCTGCGGAGCCACCTGCGTCCAGAAAAGTCCTTTGGGTGGGCGGACTTCCGAAAAGTCACTCCCGAAGGTCACGTCGCGCGGTGGTCGTTGGGTTAGCGCAGATCGCCTCGCGATCCGCAGGACCGGCTTCGATCCGAGCGAGCAGGATGATCCATTGCCTGATTGGTAGACACTTGAAGGCAGGATCAATCTTAGCGCTATAATTGTCGACATACCGGTGGCACGAGCCATGGCCATACGGGCGTGACGCATTCCGGACGAGGTGATTGCTGGGCTCGACGTGACGATACCTGCGAAGTGATTTAAATGAAGTTCGATCGGAGGACACAAGTACGTTCCTGTTAACACCCGAATGATGTGTTGATGTGTCTAGAGGTATAACTCCCTAGTCGTAGCTGAAGCCATCACCGTTGTTCGTCCCCACGAAGTTCTATTACATTTGGTTGGGAGTTGGAGGCAGAAGGATCGCACCCACATGTTCTACGACGCCGAGCGCTCCGCGGGTACACTTTGGCTAAAGCGCTTGCAAAGCTAATTTTGCGTACTACGTGGTCCGCCTGATGCCAAAACTACCGTGGTCTCTCCGATAGTGACGGGCCTTGTAATTCCCACTCCGCCGGCAGTGGTTTGAGCAGATCATCCACCTGCATAGTGGGAGGCTGCCGGCCATCCACGATCGCCTCGATGATGTGGGGGGCGAGCAGGGTCAGTCGAAGAATCCGGCTGACGTAGGAGTCGTTGACCTTCTCGGCCTTGGCGAGTTCTGCCGCGGATGCGTATTCGCCAGTCTCCAGCATTTCGCGCCAGCGGTGGGCGCGGACGACGGCCTTGAGCAAGGAATGGTCGACGCGCGGCGCGGGCGACCACGGGACCGAACCCGGGGGTGTCAGGATCTGCTTCCGGCCGGCCCGCTGGCGAAACCTGACGGGCACACGAATGGTGACGGTTCGCCCATCCTTGCTGACGCTGATCACGGGCGATGGGATCGCGGTGGTCATGCGGCGTCCTGTTGCCCGCCGGATTTGGCGGTGAGTTCGGCGACGAGCTTGCCGATGCCGTCGATTTGCAGTTTGACCTCGATGCCGTCGGCAGCGACATCGACGCGCTCGACCAGAAGCCGGACGATGCGCGATTGCTCCGCCGGAAACAGCTCGTTCCAGAGCGGCTCGAATTCGACCAGTGCCGTGCGCACCTCGGCCTCGGTCAATTCCGGCAACGTCTCCCGCGCCTGTCGCCACGTCCTGACGATGATTTCCGGAGAGCGCAGCAGGATGCGGACCTGATCGACGACGATGGTCTCGACCTCCGCGGCCGGGACCCGTCCCGCTGGCATGTCGGTCCGAGCCAGCTTCAAGATCGTCTGGCTCACGTAATAGCGGTAGAGCATTCCCTTCCGGCGCGTATGGGAGGGCGACATGGCGGCGCCGTCAGGACCGTAGATCAGCCCCTTCAGAAGCGCTGGCGTTTGGCCTCGCACCGCTGCGGATCGCTTGCGACGATCGATCTGCAGGTGCGCCTGCACCTTGTCCCAAATCTTGCGATCGAGGATGGCTGCGTGCTCACCGGGGTAGCTGACGCCCTTGTGGACCGCTTCGCCGATATAGACCGGGTTGCGCAGCAGCTTGTAGAGTATCCCCTTATCAACCAGCTTGCCGTATTTGTTGCGAACGTTCTCCTGTTCGAACTGCCGGGCGAGGATCGTCGTCGAACCTGTTTTCAGGAAGCGCTGGAAGATCGACCGGACCAGTTTGGCGTCAGCGTCGTTAACGACCAGCTTGCGGTCACGGACCTCATACCCGAGCGGCGCCCAGCCGCCCATCCACATGCCCTTGCGGCGGGAGGCGGCGAACTTGTCCCGGATGCGCTCGCCGATGACCTCGCGCTCGAACTGGGCGAACGATAGCAGCACGTTGAGGGTCAACCGACCCATCGAGGTCGTCGTGTTGAACGACTGGGTGATGGAAACGAACGTCACGTTGTGGCGGTCGAACACCTCGACCAGCCGGGAGAAGTCCATCAGGGACCGCGACAGCCGGTCGATCTTGTAGACCACGACAACATCGACGCCTCCAGCCTCGATATCGGTCAGCAGCCGTTTCAGCGCAGGCCGCTCCAGCGTTCCTCCAGAGAAGCCGCCGTCGTCATAGCGGTCGGACAGCAACAGCCAGCCCTCCGCGCGCTGGCTCGCGACATAGGCCTCGCAGGCCTCGCGCTGGGCGTCGAGGGAGTTGAACTCCATCTCCAACCCTTCCTCGGTCGATTTGCGGGTGTAGACCGCACAGCGGATTTTCCGGACCGGCGCGCGGACCGCGCCCGCGCTGGCCGAGCGGCGTTTGTCGCGGACGGGTTGGCTTCTTGCGCTGCGCGATGCCGGGTCCGGTTGCGGGGATCGAGTCATGCCGCGCCTCGGCTGTTCTTCAGGCCGAAGAAGACCCAGCCATTCCAGCGCGAGCCGGTGATCTCGCGGGCAATTGCCGACAGCGATTTGTAGGGCCGTCCCTGATATTCGAAGTGATCGCCGCGCACGGTGACGCAGTGCTCGATGCCCTGCCATTCGCGGATCAGCCGGGTGCCCGTGACCGGCAGCCGATCGTTGCGGGCTTTCGGTTTGGCGGCAGGCTTGCCGTTGCCATACTGCTTGGCCAGCGCCCGCAACCGCTCGACGGTCTCCTTCTTCAACCCGCCATAGGCCAGTTCCTGAATGCGATAGGCCAGCCGGCTTTCCAGGAAACGCCGGTTGTAGGGCGGCGGCTCGGCGGCGAACAGCTCGCGCCATTGCTGCTTGAGTTGCGGTGCCGGTAGAGTTTTCAGCGCCGCGATCCGAGCCAGTACGTTGTCCTTCATGAGTCGCCCTCCAGAGAATTCCGGTCGGCATGACTGCTCTGGTGGCCGGGACAGTCGAGTGAACTCTCTCCGAAGTTGCGAGATAAAGGACTGGACTTCCGGGCCTGGAGCCGTGTCAGCCCGGCGACCAGGATCTCGGCGATCTCTCCGAGCCGTTCGGAGGTGGACATGGCATCGGGACGAAGTGCGCTGCTCATCAAGCCGAAGTCGGTGTCTTCATGGGATCAGACCCTAGGATGACACGGTCTCTTACGCGTTCGTAAGCAGTTTCAACGCCTTGTCGAAAGGATGCGGCGACAATGGTAGGCCGTCGCAGCCGCGCGAAGGGCCACTGATGATCAATTCAGCGCCGCTGCCGGCAAGATTCGACTCGACAAGACACCCGAGAACAAAATAAGAACTTTGCGGCGGTATTTTGCGACCTTCCTCTCACACAGGTGCGATCGGAAGTTGCAGGTTTGCATAAAGGAGCAAGAGGCGTGTCTGGGGAATCGTCAAGCTTTGGCACATTCATTCGAGAGCGCCGCAACCAACGCGGCCTGACCCTGCTGGACGTCGCGGCCGCCCTGGAGATCTCGGTGCCGTACCTCTCGCGGATCGAGCGCGATCGGGAACGCGTGCCGCGTGACGAGTTGATCGAGCGCCTCGCTCAGATCCTGGACATTCCGGAGGACGAGGTCTTCGCCGCCGCCCGTCGGCTGCCTCCCGATTTGCAAAGCAGGGCTTCAGAGGTCTTTGCACTCTATCGCCGCGCCTCACGCTGAGAGTTGGCGATGTTGACGTTGAATTATCCTCACCTCCGGCCGTCGCTGGAGCCAGCCAAGCTGCGCCGAGAAGAAATCTGGCAAGTCGCCGAGACCGCGCGCTTGCAGATCGGCGGGCTTGCGCCGCGGCCGAAGATCGAGCTTTCTCGGATTGTCGGACGCGCGCAACGCTTCATGGTGAATGGCCTCGCCTTTGAGGCCCACTGGGAAATCGGGCGATCCGTGACAGATGAGGCCGGTCATCCCGTCATGGGAGCGATCGAGTACGATGAGAGCTGGCCGTCGGCAGCGATGATCTACGTCAACGGCGAATTGATCGGCGATCGCGAGGACATCGCGCGCAGCACGGTCGTCCACGAACTCGGTCACGCCGTCTTTGATGCGCCCTCATGGATCAAGTGCGGCCAGTCTCGGCCGCGTGGGGAAGGCGCCGCTTCCGCGCTGCATTTTCAGCAGTCGGCCCCAGCTGAAGAGGCAAGCGACGGCGGGATGGATTGGCCGGAGTGGCGCGCCAATGAGTTTATGGGTGCATTTTTGGCGCCGCGCCGGCTTCTGCATCTGCGGCTGCACAAGCGTGCGGCGGGACTGCGGATTCCCCTGATCGAGGCGCCGCACTCCGACGGCCTGCCGGTCGTCAACGGCCGCAAAGCCGGATTCGATGCAATCGAAACGCTCGCCATTGAACTGGCCGAACTGTTCGGCGTCTCCATTCCCTTCATGCACGTCCGCTTCCAGAAATATGGCCTGGTGACTGCCGTCTAGCCTTGTCACCGCAGCCCGAAGAGCAGGAGTAACAATGGGGTTGCCGCCAAAAAGCTATTTCCACCTCGATGAAATCGCCAAGTGCTGGGGGGCGTCGATACCCGATCTCGCGTGCTACACGCTCGACGGATTGCTGGAGATCGCCGTGATGACCATCGGCACCCGCGTCGAGACCGGCAGGTTCGAGGTCAGCAACCGCGGGATGGTTCGAATTCTGGAAGCCCAGAGGATTCTGCACGGACCCCAAGGAGTCGTCTCATCCGATCTCTGGCCGATCTTTCGTGCCGGCTCCGGCTCAATTGCGCGCTTCAAACCTACCGCCCCCGATAGCTTCGTCGATCTTGCGCCGGATGTGCACCCCATCCGGGTCGGAATACAGGACCTGCTCGTTACGAGAAGGGAGCGTCAACGGTTTGAGGCCGCACATGGGCTCGGTGCCGGTCACCCGATCGAACAGCCCTCCGAACCGGCAACGCAGGATCGTGAGTTTCTCCATCGCAACAATTACGCCGAGGTCGTTCTCAACGGCGAGATATTTCGGCTCGGCATCCTGCAGGCATCGGTTGTCCGCGAGCTTCATCAGGCGGCCCAATCGGACAGTCCATGGCGCCATGGGAAGGAGCTTCTGACGAACTGCAATGCCTCGACGATGCGGATGGTCGATCTGTTCAAGGCCAAGCGCAACTGGCGTACGCTGATCGCCTCCGATGGACGCGGCTACTATCGCCTCAACATTCCCGACCGCCCCGCGGCGCGGCCTGCGCATCGCGCCTATCGGCGGTTCAGGATCAAGATTGCTTCGTGAGAATTACTCCAACGAATTTGTGGACTCGATAGTACGCAGCCAATCCGATGTCTCAAACGGGCAAAACCGGGCACCAAACGTTCGGAGAACACGACCTAACCGGACGTGGCACGGACGTTCAAGATTGGCGAAATGACCCACCGCGGATATCTGAATCAGGCGGAAATCGTTTCCATTGTCCCTAGGAAAATCGGGATAAGTCATTAAGGGCATGAGTAGGTAGTATCAGGGTCCTTGTGCGCCACCGAGAAAGAAAGCCTCCTCAATTGCCGACTTTTCTGAATTTGACCAAGCTGAACGTGCCGATACCGCTCGTTCCGACGAAAGCGAAGCCGGCGAAGGTGGCCAGACTGCGATACTCGGCTTCCGTCCGCTCGCGGCCGCCAGGTCCCCGCAGCATGTTTAGGTCGCTCATGGCGCAGGAGCGGGCCTCCGTCTCGGCCGTGGCAAGCTCCGGCATGATACGCTCGATCATGATCAACGTTCCGCCGGACGGCAGCGCACGCCTGCAATTGCGCAGAATGACCTCGCAACGATCGTCTTTCCAATTGTGAAGGATGCTCTTCAGCAGGATCGTGTCGGCGCCGCCCGGAACTGCTTCAAAAAAACTGCCAGCGACGAACCGGCAGCGATCGGCGATGCCAAGCCGATCAAAATGCGCATGCGCCTCCGGTTCGCAGCGTGGAAGGTCGAAGGCGATGCCCTCAAGATGCGGGTTGTGGAGCAGCACGCCGCCGAGCAACTCGCCGATGCCGCCACCTAGATCCATCACCACGCGCGTAGCTGCGAAGTCGTAGGCTGCAACGATCTGTGGAACGACCGTCCGGGTGAGGCTGACCATCGCGGCGTTGAATCGACGGGTCCATTCCGGCGCACTACCGGTGGCGGTATAGCGATCATCTCCGTCGCCCCGCAGCTGGGTCGCGGTCTTGCCGGTGCGAACAGAATCGACCAGGCCGCTCCAGGACGGTACGAGCATCTCGCCCTCAAAGAGAATCCAATCCTTGAAGGATGGGTCGGCGGTCCCGTCGAGCTGCCGGCCGAGATCGGTGATTGCAAACCGGTCCCCGTCGGTCTGCCTGCAGAGGCCAAGTGTCGTCAGGCCAACGAGCAGTCTGCGGAGAGCGCTTTCGTCGGCGTCTACGAGCCTCGCGAGTTCGGCTGCTGATTTCGAATCGACGCCGATGGCCTCGGCGAGATCGAGTTTCGCCGCCGCATAGATGACGGCGGTGATGCGATGTGACTGCACAAGATCGTGGACGGATATTTGCCGGCTCATGTATTCCCTCCGATAGTTTCAAGGCCCGCTTCAATCAGTCGGGACAAACCCGGTTGCCTGCACGATCCCCTTCCAGCGCTCGGACTCGGATGCGATCAGCCTGGCAAAGTCACCCATCGCAATCGCGTCGGGCTCGACACCAAGCTTTGCCATGCCTGACTTGACCTCATCAGCACGCATGGCTGCCTGGATCGACGTATTGAGCTTCTCAACGACCGGCAGCGGCGTCTTCGCCGGAACGAAGAATCCATACCATGTTAAGTCCTCAAGCGCCGGATATCCCGCCTCCCGCACTGTCGGCACGGCGGGAACAAACGGGCAGCGGTTCGGGCCGGTGGTCGCGAGCGCACGAAGATCACCGGACTGGATCAGTCCGAGCGAGCTACCGACCGGCATGATGGCCGATGCGATCTCGCCCTTGACCAAATCCTGAATTGCGCCGTTGCCCTGATAGGGCACGTGAAGAAAATCGAACCCCGCAGTGTGTCCGAGCGTCGCGCCGAGGAAATGCAGCGTCGTTCCGGCGCCTGCCGTCCCATACGTCGCGAACTTCGGGTTCGCCCGGCACCAAGCGACAAACTCCGCGACGGTCGTTACGTCCGCAGGTACTTTCGGACCGACCGTCAGCAGAGTCGGGGTCGAGGCCACGGTCGACACGGGCGTGAAGTCCCGCGGCTGGTATCTCAGCGTCTTGTAGACGTGCGGAAACAGCATCATGAAACCGAGCGGAGCGAACAGCATCGTCGATCCGTCGGCGTCTGCCGTTTGCACCGCCTCCACCGCGATGCGACCGGCCGCGCCGGGCCGGCTCTCCACCACGATCGTTTGGGCATAGTCGTTCATTCGACCCGCAACGAGCCGCGCCAGCGCGTCCTGCAGTCCAGGCGTGAAGCCGGTCAAAATGTGCACCGTTCTCGCAAGCGGCTGTGCGAGAACTTCCGGCACGAGCCACGCGGCTGAGATCGCGGCACCGGCCGCCGACACGGTCAATAGGTTACGACGCGTAATCATCACCTGTCTCCCTGATCCATTTTGTATCCGCGCGGGTTCCACCTCCGGATGTACCACGTCAGGGATGGCCGGGCTTGGTGGCAGGCTTACTTTTTCCTTACCGGCAGCTTATTCTTGCGCCGGCCCAGGTATGACGATCGACCACAGTCCCGGGGAAGTGGTTTGCGCTATTTCTTTGAGAATTTTTCCTTCGATACCGACCAGCGCGAGTTGCGTCGCGGCATGGATGTGGTCGCGATCGCCCCACAGGTGTTCGACCTGCTTGACTATCTGATCGGAAATCGGGAGCGCGTTGTCAGCAAGAACGACCTGATCGACGCCATCTGGCAAGGCCGCGCCGTCTCGGACGCAGCGCTGACCACGCGCCTCAATGCGGCGCGGAAGGCGGTAGGCGATTCCGGAGACGAGCAGCGCCTCATCAAGACTTTCCCTCGCAAAGGTGTCCGCTTCGTTGCCACCGTGCGCGAAGCGCCCGGACTGACGGCAGCCGCTAGCATGAGCAGCCTGCCAAGTCCGGCCCTTGGCAAGACGTCGCTCTTGGTCCTGCCGTTCGCCAATCTGAGCCCTGAACCTGAGCAGGACTATTTCGTCGACGGCGTGACCGAGAGCCTGACCACGGATTTATCGCGGATGGCCGGGATCCACGTAATAGGTCGTAACACCGCCTTCACATTCAAGGGGAAGCGTGTCGATCTGAAGCAGATCGGCTTCGAACTCGGCGCTCGCTACATCCTGGAGGGGTCGGTTCAGCGAGGTGCGAGTCGGATGCGCATCAACGTCCAGCTCATCGAGGCCGAAACCGGCAACCACCTCTGGGCCGAACGCTTCGACAAACCGATCGCCGACCTCTTCGATATGCAAGACGAGATCGGCGGCCGTCTTGCCAATCAGCTGGGGACTGAACTGGTCGCGGTGGAGGCACGGCGCGCGGCGCGGGCACCTAACGCGGATTCGATGGATCTGTATTTCCAGGGCATGGCGAGCGTGAACCGCGGATCGGCCCCTGAGAACCTGGCGCAGGCGCGACATTTCTTCGAACAAGCTCTCGACCGAGATCCAACGAACCTTGACGCCATGGTCGGCATGGCATTCGTCGATACCACGCGAGCTACGTCCATGCTGATCGACCGGACGGCGCCTCTGCGGGCTGTCGAAGCGTCATTGGCCAAGATACTTGCCCAGGCGCCAAATTACGCGATGGCCCATTGCCTAATGGGCGTCGTCCAGATTTTCACCAAGCGTGCCGTTCAGGGGATTGCCGAATGTGAGCGGTCTTTAGCTCTGGATCGGAATTTGGCTGCCGCTTACGCGTGGATCGGGCTTGGCAAGTGCTATCTGGGTCGTGCCAAGGAAACTGAAGCCTGCGTCATGGAAGCATTCCGGCTCTCTCCGCGCGACAACAGGGCCTTTTCCTGGATGAATGCAACGGGCGTAGCGCAGTCATATCTTGGCGCCGATGAGGCGGCTGTACACTGGTTCAAGCGCTCCATCGAGACAAACCGGAACATTGCGCCGTTTGTCCATTTCTATCTGGCCGCCGCGTTGTCTCATCTCGGACAGGTCGAGGAAGCACGGGCTTCTATACAGGCGGGGCTCATCCTCACGCCTAATTTCAGCATCGCCCAATTCCACGTCAGTTCGCCAACGGACAATCCGACTTGTCTAGCGCAGCGAGCTCGTATTGCCGAGGGTCTGCGCCAGGGTGGACTTCGCGAGAAGTAAATGGCGAGAAGGCAGCCGGAGCCTGGGGAATCAATCTCGCGAACTTCTTCTGTGGGCACCTTCCGGACCTCATGCCATTCTCGAGACGAGTCCGGAGTGCGAACCAAAGCGAATGACCTCCAACCAAGCTGATTGTTTTTACAGATGATTGAGCGTGGTCGCCTTAATGGACGAACTCGCCGCCAGCCCCCGCTCCCCCACGGCATCCCACCCTATCCCCACCCCATCCCGCCCTGATCCCACTCCGCATCCCCCTCCAGCGCCCACGGTATGCAGCTCCGAGAAGTGATTAGTTCCGGGTCGAAGCAATTCGCGACCCGGAGAAGCCAGTGTCGGATCAATTTCTCAATCAGAAACAGCTGGCGCGGCGTTGGGGCCTGTCGCCACGGACGTTGGAGTGCTGGCGCTGGCGCCGGCAGGGCCCGGTTTATTTCAAGCTCGGCGGCAGGGTCACCTATCGCGTCGCCGATATCGAGCAGTTCGAAAGCGCCAACATCCATAACCCCAGTCCGAGCCAACTCCAGTACGCGAGGGCTGCGTGATGGCGCTCCGCATCGTTACCGCCGACGAGCGGCTCGCCGTCGCCAACGCCAAGACCACCGTCGCGATCTTCGGGCCGGCCGGTGCCGGCAAGACGTCGCTGGCGCGAACGCTTCCGCCTGACGAGACCGTGGTCATCGACCTCGAAGCCGGAATGAAGTCCCTCCAAGGCTGGGGCGGCGACTCCATTCCGGTGCGCACCTTTCCCGACGCAGCCGACGTCGCCTGCCTTGTCGGAGGCATTGATCCCGCGACCGACGCGCAAGGGTTCTTCTCGGAAGCGCACTACCAGCATGTCGTCGGTGCATATCCAGATCTCGCGCAGATGATTGCGAGGAAGCGATATGTCTTCGTCGACTCCATCACCGACCTGACACGCCAGGCCATGGCCTGGGCCAAGACCCGCCCCGAGGCCTTCTCGGATCGGACCGGCAAGCCGGATACGCGCGGCGCTTACGGGCTGCTCGCCCGCGAGACGATTTCCTTGCTGAAGCATCTGCAGCACGCGCCGGGACGCACCGTGATCTTCGTCGGCATCCTGGAGCGCGTCGTCGACGAGTTCGGCCGCGAAACTTTCCAGCCGCAGATGGAGGGCGGCAAGGTCGGCCGCGAGCTGCCGGGCATCGTCGACCAGGTGATGACGCTCTCCTTGTTCGATCCAGATCCCGGATCAGCGTCCGCGACAGGCGATGATGGCTGGCGTCACAACGCCACGAGCGGAACGACCCGGCGGCTGGTCTGCCAATCCGGCAATGCCTGGAGCCTGCCCGCAAAGGACCGCTCCGGCCAGCTCGATCCCACCGAGCATCCCAACCTGATGGCCGTGCTCGACAAGATCAACGGCAACAGGCCGGCGGCATTCGATCGGCTCGCCTGATCTCACACCTTTCAAAACATCCCAAACCGACAAGGACAAAACCATGTTCGATTTCAATGACGCCGAACCGCAGCGTTCCTCCGATCTCATTCCCGACGGATCATTCGCCAAGGTCACGCTGACCATTCGGCCCGGCGGCATCAACGGCGACTCCCCGATGGACGCCGGTCTGCTCAAGGCATCGACGCAGCCGGGTTCAGACGTGCTGATGCTCGACTGCGAATTCACCGTGGTCGAGGGGCCGAACATCCGACGGAAATTCTGGCAGGCGCTGACGGTACGCGGCGGCAAGGTCGACGAGAAGGGCGTGTCGATGGGCTGGCTCATTACCAGACGGACCATTCGCGGCATGGTCGAAAGCGCGTTCGGTATCGACCCAGCCGATGAAAGTCCGCAAGGGAAGGCCAAGCGCACGCTCCCCGCGCTGAAATCGCTCGATGGCATCGTGTTCATCGCCAAGATCAAGATCGAGCCCGGACGGGATGGGCAATCCGATCAGAACCGCCTCGACATCGCGGTCACGCCCGACCTGCCGGAATGGTCGAAGGTCATGAAGGGCGAGGACGTGCCGCCGCGCCCGGGCACACGCCGCGCACCGAAAGCCGCCGCGACACCGGCCGACGCGGCACCTGCGTGGCGCACACAAAACGGCCCAGCCGCATCCGGTGCCAAGCCCGCGTCGGCCCAACGTTCGGCCGCGACAGGGCCGGCCAGCGGCAACACCGGCGCCGGCGTCACGCCAGCCTGGCAGCAGGGCCAAACTGCCGGTCCCGCCGCCGCGCAACAGCGCTCCGGTCCCGCCTGGCTCAACGAGTGAGCCATGGCAGCGAACGATCCGACCAACCGCCACCCCGATGATGTCTGGGCTGATCACGTGAGACAGGAATGCGCAAAGGCCGTCGCCGAGTGGCTCGAAGGTTCGGTTCGCCTGGAGCGGCCAATCCGCAGCCTGACCTCCTCCGATCTTCAGAACATCGCCGAAGCAGCAACCAGCCGCTGGATCGTCCTGGCATCGCAGCGGATCGCACAGGTGCCCGACGATCCCGTGTCGCGGAAGCTCTCGCGACTGCTGATGGTTTGAGGCCCTGCACCATTTGCGCGCGACCCGCGCGCGGCCTGTTCTTCACCCACCGGCTGCGGCCGGATCTCCACCCGACTTACGCTTTCTGTTCGCGCTCCTGCCAGCAGGCCGGCGCGGCAATCGCAACGAGGTTGAACGGCATGATCGACAAAACTGCAATCGAAACCAAAGCCATCAAGGAGGCGCGGCGACCCTTTGCCGAGGTGATTGGCGAACTCGGCCTGATGCCGGCCTTTGAAGGACGCTCCGCCGCCGAGATCGACCGCATCATCGAAGCCTGTGTCGACGGCTTTCGCGAGGCGATGGGACGCCTCGCGCTTAGCGACGATGTGCCCTTTTGAGGAGCCGGCGATGATCGACCTCAATCACAGCTCGGGCTTCGTTTACGGCGGCGACGGTCCCAACGCCGCGCTCGCCGCAAGGCTCGATGTAATCCTGGAAACCGCGCTGACTGCGGAGCGCGATGCGTCTCCGCCGCGGGACTACCTCGGCGCCTCCCGCATCGGCGAGCCTTGTCTGCGCAGGCTTTGCTTCGAATATGGCGGAACGCCTGTTGATCCCGATGCCGCGTTCGACGGTCGCATCCTGCGTGTCTTTGACGCCGGTCATCGTTTCGAAGATATGACGAT